TTTCACACTGTTTCACTACACGACGCTCTTCCGATCTTAGTAATTTATAGAGATAATAACGCCAACGCTATATTCGTTGAAGACAATAATGGGGCGCAATTCCTAAACAACTTGCAAGCTATACAAGATAATCCAACAGATTCAACACTAAGCATTAGGGATATATCACGAGATATTGATATTATAACGGATATTGATTATACAGAATTTGAAGATGACACTGGAACAGCATGGGGTTCTGATGGTCAAACTACTACAAATAATCTAAATGCAATATTTCAAACCACCGGTGGCGGTGGCGGTAATGTTCCAGTTATAACTTCACCATTAACAATAAACCTAACAACTGGCAACACTATCAATTACGAATTAATTGCAACAGATGGTGTTGGTTATGAGTGGGATTTAACAGCGGTTACTGATGTTGTAACTGTTGAAGGTAATATTAGAAAGTTAATAGGTGGTTCAGGTTTAACGGCTGGAACTTATAATATACCAGTAAAGGCAATAAATTACTATGGCGAAGATTCACAAACAATTGTTTTAACTGTTTCAACCCCTCCTTTTAGTAATACCTTATCGACTAACTTTGTAACAAATGATTATCTAAACGCAACCGCAAATAGTTCAAATCCTTTTTATAGATTAAACCAAGGTAGCGCGACACCTTGGGCAGTTTCTTTTTGGTTTAAGGCTGGAACTTCAAACAATCAAAACCAAACGATTCTAAGTTTTGGCGGTGATGATTTAAACAACGAAGGTAGGGTGTGGATTAAGTATAACGGCGGCAACGGTTCAAGGCAACAATTAATCTTTAGATATGGTACAGATTTTAATTATTTGCAATTCACAACACCAGCAAACACGGTAACACCTAACACATGGATTAATTATATTTTTAATTATGACGGTGGAACAACTGAAAACGGAAGTGGCGGAATATCAACAAGCTATTCAAGATTCAAAGTTTACAAAAACGGGGCTTTATTAACAATGACGAATACAAATAATAATTTTGGATTCAGTGGAGAAATCAAAGACGAATTTTTCAGAATCGGCAGGCAAAATAATTCAGGGCAATACATGAGAAATAATTGCCGCGTGGATGAGTTGGCATTATGGGCGAGTGATGAACAAAGCAATGTTTCTTCAATTTATAATGCAGGGGTTCCTTTTGACTTAACTTCTTTAGGAAGTCCACCAGACCATTGGTGGAGAATGGGCGACGGCGACACATTCCCGACGATAAGCGATCAAGTTGCAAGCCTAGATTTCACAATGGTTAATATGACTGTTGCAGACTTTGTAAGTGATGTACCATAAAAACAAAATAAATGATAGAAATAATTTTTACATCAAGACCATTAAGCAAGAAGCCAATGAGTTGGGTTAATGCTATAACTAGGTTTAAAACAAGTTCACCATTTGACCATGTTTCATTAAAGTATCGTGGTGATGTTTATGAATCAGTTGCCGGTCAAGGTGTTCACAAAATACCTTATTCAGAATGGATTAAAGATAGAAAGAACACATATTTATTTATTTATCAAGTTGATCGTGGTGATGTTTCATTTAATAGGTTTAAAGAATTAGAAGGCAAAGGCTATGATTATGCCGCTAATCTTTGGCACTTGTTAGGAATGGAACACAAGTTAAAACATAGAGCAAGTAAAAAGATTTATTGTTCTGAATTGGTTGCTAGTATGATGGGTTTTAAAGATGCTCACGAAGTTACACCAGACGAACTTGAAAGAAGATTAAGAGAATATAACTCATACATAACAGAATTATAATGGCTGAAGAAGTTAAAATTGATTTTACCGTAGACGGTGCACCAGCGGCTAAAACATTAGGTGAATTAGAAAGCAAAGCGGAACAATTAAACGCCGCTTTAAGAGGTGCTGAAATAGGTTCAGAAGAATACAAGAAACTTAACCAACAATTAGTATCAACTAACAGAGAGGTAAAGAATCTTGAACTAGGTTTTGAAGCTTTAGATAATGAACAAGTTGCTTCTGAAATCGGTTCAGTTGCTGGTGCGGTTGGTGATGTAACTTCAGCAATGATTTTACTAGGTGGTGAGAATGAATCTTTGGCTGAAATGGCAAACAACATTCAAACGGCTATCGGTGTATCAATGGCGTTCAAAGGTGCGATTGAGGGTTTTAGTTCTGCTTTTAAATTATTCAACAATGTATTAAAGACATCACCATTGTTTTTATTGGTTGCCGTAATTGCAGCAATTGGTGTCGGGATTGCTTTTTTGATTAATAAATGGGATGAATTTGTAGGCGTTTTAATTGCCGGTAGAGATGCAGTTGTTGGTGTATTCAATGCTATTATTGAATTTTTCACTGGCACAGAAGATGCAATTGTTACCACTTCAATGGCTGAAAAGAAAGCGCATGAGCAAAGAATGTCACAGAAGAAAGAAATTACTGAAGCACATAAAGAACGATTAAACCAGATTAAAGAAGAACGAGAAGCAGAGAATAAAGCTTTTAATAACCGTCAAGAGATATTTGATTTAGATATTGCTAGGCTTGAAGCTGAAGGTAAAAATTCAGATGCATTAAAGAAAGCAAAGATTGAAGATCAACTTGAACATGAAAAATTTGTATTAGAATCAATACAACGCCAAATGGATTCGTGGGTTAAGTACTACGAAGACCAGTTCGCAATGTCAGGTAAATCAAGAGAAGACTTTATTGCACAAATGAAAGGTCAAGGAATTGATTTAAAAGCTTTACAGGATGAAGCAGATGAATTGTTGAAAGAACAACAAAACAGAATATACTCTTCAGAAACTGAATTGATTGACTTCAAAAGACAGATAAGAGAGAAGAACGCAGCTGAACAAGAAAAAGCAGACCAGAAGGAGCTTGATAGATTACATAAATTACAACAAGAGAAACTAGATTTTCTTACAAGATTAGAAACGGCAGAAAACGAATATCTAAATAGTCAACTTGATAAACAAACCCAAGAAGAAAATGCAGTCAGAGAAAAGTATTTTACCTTAATTGAAGAAGCTACTTTATACGGTGAAAGTACTTTGATATTAGAAGAAGCACAAGAACAAGCCTTGTTTGAAATTAAAGAACGTTATAGACAACAAGAGAAAGATGCTAAGGATAAGCAAAAAGAAATAGACGAACAAAGGCAACAAGAAGCAATTGCAGTCGCTAAGAAAGGCGCACAAGACTTATTGAACGCAACAGAACAACTTGCAAACTTCCAAAGTGAAAGAGATTTAAAACGAGCGCAAGAAAAAGTTGCAAGAGGTGAAAGATTAACAGAGGCAGAAATCAAAAGACTTAAACGACAAGAGAAGATTAACAAAGCTTTTGCACTTGCACAAATTGCCGCAGATACGGCTCGTGGTATCGCCGGTGCAATTGCGGCTGGTGCTGGTATTCCGTTTCCTTTAAACCTGGGTGCAATTGCTTCAGGTATTGCGGCAGTTATTTCCGGCGGTGTTCAAGCGGCACAAGTACTAGGTGAATCAGTAGAGATTCCAGATGTTGCATCAGTTTCGCAAGAAAATTCAGAAAGTGAGTCAACTAATAATGTACCAGATATAAACGAAGCAAGCTTTGGAAGTACTTTATTAAACCAACAAGTGTATGTGGTTGAATCAGATATTACAGATTCACAGAACGGAGTTAATGCGATAGTATCACAAGCTACATTTGGATAAAAAACCCCCTCAACATAATGGACTAGAAAAGTTGAGAGGGTTAAGACTTATTAAATGTAACAAAAAAGATAAGTCTGTTGAACAAATATACTACAATTTTTAACAATACAAAACTTTTTTAGTTTATTTAATATGGAGTTAATAAAATTACACTTACCAAGTGAAGAAGAAATTGAATTTCAAATCGCTTTGGTTGATGACCCTGCGATAATGTCAGACTATCAAGTCTTCAAAAAAGATGTTGAAACTAGGTATTCATTCCAAGAGTTTGACAAATCTAAGAAGTTGCTAATGGGTTACTTTATGATTGCTGATCTTGAGATACCAAGATTCGACAAATCAAGAGGTGAATACAAAGTAGCGTTTCCTTCTGAATCAATTGATAAGATTGTAAGAAACTTTTCAAAGAACGGCATAAATGGTAACATGAACGAGATGCACCAAACTGGTAAATTACTAGATGGTGTTTATGTTTTACATCACTGGCAACTTAACAAAGAACTAGATATTCAAGCACCTAAAGGATTTAGCCAAGAAGCAGACGGTTCATGGTTTGGGGTTGTTAGATGTGAAGACGAAGAAATCTACAACAAAGCATTAAACGGTCAACTTAAAGGATTTTCAATTGAAGGTAGATTTATTGAAGAAGAAGCATTTAGCCAGGCGGTTGATAATTTATTTGTAAAACTTGATAACATATTAAAAAAGTAACACATTAAAAGTGTTTATAGTTTAATATAAAACAATCAAAAATGAATCAAGAGAAAAAACAAAGTTTACTTGATACGGTTAAAGATTTCTTTTCAAAGCATAATATTGATGCTGATGTTGTAGAGAAAAAAGAAACTGTTGAAGTGAATGATACAGATGTAAAATCTGAAGCTTTTGAAACTGTTTTACTTGTTGACGGAACAACAGAAGTAACAATTGAACCAGCTATTGAAGTTGGTGCGGCTATTGTTGTAACTGTTGAAGGAAGTGAACCAGTTGCCGCACCGGTTGGAGAGTATGAATTGCAAGACGGAAGAATCATAGTAGTTGCTGAAGAAGGTGTTGTTGCTGAAGTAAGAGAGGGTGAAGAAGTAATTGAAGAAGAACCAATGTCAGAAGATAAACCAGAAGAACCAAATCAGGTTAAAAGGATTATTGAAAGAATTGAATCTGAAAAAATATTTTCATCTATTGAAGAACTTAAGGAAACGGTGAAATTCCTTAAAGAAGAAAACGAAACATTACTTTCAAGATTATCTGAAGTTGAAGATTCTTTTGCTAAAACACAAGATTTCACAAAACAAACATTTGAAACATTACTAGGTGAGCCAAGCGCAGAACCGGTAGTTAAACAAGAACCACTTAAAGCATTTATGAAAGAAGAATCTGCTTTGAATAACTGGTTAAACAAAAACAATTAAAATGAAAAAACACGCATTTAACGTAGTGACTTCGGGATTGACTGCTTATGTAGATGAAAACGACACGCAATTATTATATCAATTACAAATGGAATCAGATTTAGCTCCATTTGCTGAAGTAAGATCAGGAATCAAAGGTACTGAAAGATTGCACTTCATGACAACAACAGCAACATTTCAAACAGATGCTTGTTCTTACAATGCTTCTGATTCAACTACTTTCACAGAGAAAGATTTAACAGTTGGGAAGATTGCAGTTATGGAAGATATTTGTCCTAAATTACTACAAGGATTCTGGGCGCAACAAATTTTAGCGGCTGGTTCAAGAGGTGAAGAAGCAATTCCACAAGAAGTAGCATCTGCATGGATGGCTAAGAAATTAAACTTAGTACAAAAACAAATCAATGTTGCGGATTGGCAAGGAAATACTGGTTCAGGATCAGCAAACCTTAATAAATACAATGGGTTATTGCTTGAGATATTTGCAGATGGTTCAGTAGTTGACGGTAACACTTCAGATGCTTCAACAACAACAACTTCTTCAAACATTCTTGCGAGAATGGAAGAAATGTATTTAGCAATTCCAGAAGATTTAAGAGCTGGTGCGCCAGACGGTGGAACGCTTAAATGGTTTTTACCACAAGCATATTTAGACATGTATGTTATCGCTTTAAGAGATGCTAACCTATTCCACTATAAAGGTGAAGAAGGTGCTATCAAGTATTACGGTACAAACATTGATTTAGTTCCTCAAGTTGGTTTGGCATCACAAAATAAAATGGTGATTACTACAACTGACAATATCGTTATCGGTGTAGATTTAGAATCTGATGAAGATACTTTAGAAGTATGGTATTCAAAAGATGATAGAACTAACCATTCACTTTTAGCATTTAAAAGAGGAATCACTTACAAGTATTCTGATTACATTGTTAAATGGGGATTAGGTACATCATAAGAATTAATTAATTAAAAGGGTGTGGTTCATTCTGCACCCTTTATAAAACAAAAAAGAATATGAGTTGCGGAAGCCTTAGTTACGGATTCGATTATGAATGCAATGATGGTCTTGGTGGTATTAAACCAGGAACTTTATTGATTACACAATGGGATAACATTACTGCCTACACACAAGCAGATGGAATCGTTACAGCTATTACTCAATCAGGTTCAACTTCGTTTTATAGATACCAAGTAAGAAAATTCATTGCCAACAATAATGTTGACGGTGTTTCAGACCCAAAGATGGGTTCTAAATCATTCACTTCAGTTTTGAACTTTACTTTGTTCAATATGTCAGCAAGCAAGAATGTAAACTTACAGTTGTTGATGGGTAAACCATTAGCGGCAATCTATACAGATAACAACGGTAAACACTTTGTTATTGGAATCACAAACGGGGCTGAAGCTTTATCAGTAACAGCAAGCACGGGAACAGATAAACAAGACATGAACGGTTACACTATCAACATAACAGCAGAAGAAGCAAACCTTCCTTTTGAAGTAGATCAAACAACGATTGATGGTTTAACAATTTCGGGAGAATTAAGTTAATTTTCATAGTTAAATTTTAAAGGGGGTTGGGTTTGAATCCTTCCCCTTTTTTTGTATATTTGACTTATGATAGAAATTTGGAAAAATGTTGACGGATATGATGGTGATTATCAAGTTTCAAATCTTGGTAGGGTTAGAAGTTTAAAGTTTAATAAGATTAGAATACTAAAAACACCACCGTCTAAAAATGGGTATTTAAGAGTTAACCTTATGAAGTTTGGTGTTAAAGAAACCGCTTACATTCATAAGCTTGTGGCTATTCATTTTATAGGGCATAAAAAGTCTAAGTTTAAAGAGGTTGTTGACCACATTGATAATGATAAAAAAAATAATAGAATAGATAATCTTCAGCTTTTAACGCAAAGACAAAACCTATCAAAAGATAAAAAAGGCACAAGTAGTTATGTTGGTGTTAATTGGCATAAGAGTTCAAAAAAATGGACTTCATCTATTTATGTAGGCGGTTCAATTATTTATTTAGGTTTATTTGAAACGGAAGAAGAAGCAAGTTTGGAATATAAAAAAAAATTAGATGCTGTTATTACAGAAAGCAACAACAAATGAAAATCAGATTTTAACGCTTGAAGAAAACACTACTTTAAGCAATCCGGTTTACTTATTTGTATTTTCAAAAGGTGGAAATGATTACCCGGTAATATGTACAGATTTAGCAACTGCATCAGTAAAATCAAGATACAATGAATTTACTATTATTGAAGGAGTTGATGATCCAACAAACGGAAGTCTATTATTAGGCACTTCTGGGGTTTATGAATTATCGGTTTATGAACAAAGTTCAACTACTAATCTTGACCCAGATTTATCAACTGGTTTAGTTGAACAAACACTTGCAAGATTAATAGATTCCGAATCTTTAGATTACATTGAACACACTATTAACGTTAATTATACAGAACACATTGTTTCACTATGAATTATTTAATGAATGATAACGGCGACATGTTTGAGTTTTCTGCTCACAAGATGCCCGTATTTAAAGAACAGAAAGATAAAGATTATATCATTTGGGGTTATGAAAACTCAATGGATGTAACTGATAGACAGTGGAACAATAAACAACCTGATTACTACGAATGGTTGTACAATTCAAGTTCAAAGCATAGAGCAATTATCAATAGAAAAGTTTTATTTATTTGCGGTAAAGGTTTAGATGTTCGTGATAAATCTTTGAATAAGATTCAAACAGTTGAAGCAAAAGCTTATGCAATTGGGTTAAATCAATCAGACTTTATTAAAAACATTTCTTTAAACTTACTTAAAACGGGTGGTTTTTGTTATGAGGTAATAACAGATAAGAAAGGTAAAAAGATTGAACCGCATTACATTAACATTAAGAATGTAAGAAGATCAAAAGTTGAATATGATGCAGATGGTCGAAAAGTGCCGCCAACATATTTTTACACTTGTGATTGGAATAACAAACCACAAGACAATCCAGATTATACTGTATTTGAGGAATGGAAATGGGATAAAGATGCAAAGCCTGGAACAAGATATTTAGTTTACTATAACGAAGACCAAGAAAACTTATATCCGATACCAGAATATACTGCTGCAGTTCCTTATATCGCTTCAGATTATGAGATAGGGAACTTCGTTTATAATAATATTCGCAATGGTTTTAGTGCTGGTTGGTTGGTAAACTTTCACAACGGCGACCCGTCACCAGAAGATAAAGCAAAGATTTCAGAATACTTTAAAGCAAGATTACATGGTACAGATAATGCTGGTGAACCAGTACTTGCTTTTAATGACATTGGTGTTGACGGTGTAAATATTCAATCACTTCAGCCAAATGGTCAAGATGATAGGTTTATCAATCTTAATAAACAAGTTAGAGAAGAAATATTTTCAGGTCACACAATTGACCCAGTAGTTGTTGGTTTATCCGGTAACAATGGATTCAATAATAATGCAGACGAAAAGCGAACAGCAATAGAAGATTTTCAAGCGTATTATGTTAGCGGTAAACAGATGTTGATTGAACAACATATTAACGCTATAAGAATGTACAACGATATCAAAGGAAACTTAGAGATTGTCAGATTAGACCCAATTGAATCAGCGGTGACAGAATCAGAACTTGCTTTGATACTTACAGAAGACGAAAGAAGGGAAAGAGCCGGGTATGAACCTAAAACAGAAGAACAGAAGACAACTGAAGTAACAACAACAGTAAAAGAAATCGAAAGAGGTTTTAAAAGTGATGAAGATAATCAAATTATTTACGAGTTATCAAAGTCGGGAATATGGAATGAAGAACTTGAAGTAATTTGTGAGCGTGAACTATTTGCAAAAGACATTGAAGATGCGGAGATACAAGGGCAAGAGTTTTTAAATGCTTTAGAAGTTTTAGTATTAAATGCGATTGGTGATAACCCAAATATTGAAGCAGAACAACTTGCTGAAAGTTTACAAAGAGATGTATCTGAAATTCAAGATGTATTGAACAGATTACTTGAACAAGGGTTAATTAATGAAGACGGTGGTGTAACACCAGAAGGTGAAGCAGAACAAGATGAAATCTTTACAGTTTATAAGTATGCAAAGCGTTCTGATGTAAGTGGAGCTGATGTGATTGACACAACAAGAGATTTTTGTAGAAACTTGGTAACACTTTCAAAGATTAAATCATGGACAATTGACGATATTAAGCGAATGAATAACGGTATGAACTTAGATGTATTTAGATCAAGAGGTGGTTGGAGAACATTACCAAACGGTTCACACGTTCCATTTTGCCGTCATGTATGGAAAGCCCAAATAGTTAGACGTAAAAAACAATAAAATGAGTAGAGCATTATTTTTTGAAGAAAAGTTTTTGTATCAAAATTCACCAGTGGATGAAAATACAAACTACAAAGTAATTCGGCCAGTGGTTTGGGATTGTCAAGAATTGTATATTCAAGACATTTTAGGAACGCCACTTTATAAGTTAATTAAAGACGAAATAGAAACGAACGGCGGCACTTTAACAACTGCAAGACTATTGACACTTGTGAATGATTATGTTGCACCTTGTTTACTTAATTATGTTTTAATGGATAGTCAAATGACTATGTTGTTTAAAATGCGTAATAAATCGGTATCAACTGACAGAAGTGATTATTCAAACCCGGTAGAATATAAGACCTACTTACATTTAAAAGACGAATATCAATTGAAGGCAGAACAATATGCTGAAAAGATTCAAAGATACTTATGTGCAAATTCTTCAACTTATCCAGAATATACAAATTATTCAACGAGTGATGAAGTTAGAGCGCAAAATCAAAGACCGGATATTGGGATTTATTTAGGTGGATTAAATATACCAAAAGATTATGGCTATGAATATTACGAAAAAGGCTGATAAGAAACTACTAGAATATTATGCTAAGTTACAATCAAATAATAAAACTAAACAAGGAGTTTGCGGATGCTCACAAAGTTCTTCAAAACTTCGGAAACGGTGAAAGGTGGCAGATTGTAGATCACAATCAAGATGCTACTTATAAATACCCGTTGATGTGGATGGAAGACAATGCTTCTTCTGTTGCTTCAAAAGAGTTTGTTTATTCGTTTAGGGTTTGGTTTGTTACAAGAGTAGAAGCCCCGGATGATTTAGATAACGAACTGTTATATTCGGAATATGCTAAAGCTAAATCTGATATGATTCAATGTGCTTTGGATTTAGTTTCTTATTGGGTTCAAGATACAAATTATCCAAGTTTAGACATTGATAAAAACATATCGGTTGAAACTTTTATTGATAGAACAAAAGACAAAGATACGGGATGCTATTTTGATTTAAAATTTAGAGAAGCATACAACTATGATTCTTGTATTATTCCAATGGACGGTATAACACCACCGCCAGTTGAAGTAACTACAATCACAATCAATGATGATTCATTTACAACTGCAACTTGTGGTTCAACTTATAATGTTGTTGTCAAAGATGTCAATGGTCTTGAAGTTGGTTCAAAAGTTGGTTCAGAATGGATTGTTCCAGCCGGTGGCGGTTCTTTCACTTATGACATAATTTTAAACGGAGTCGACACAACACAAGATGTTATAGTTGATGGAACAGATATAACGCTAAACTTAGGAGATTATTAATATGCCAAATTTAAACATAAACATACCAGATTCAGACGAAACAACTAAGGGGATAATTGAAATATCTACACAAGTTGAAGTTGATGCTGGCACTGATGACACAAAGGCAATAACACCCGACAAACTTGCAAATTCAGATTTAGCAAGTGATGTTGCAACCAATAACGCTAAAACAACCAATGCAACACATACGGGAGAAGTAACGGGTTCGGGTTCTTTAACGGTAGACAAAACGGCAATAAGCAATAAAACACTTGTAACGGCGGTTGCTGGTGATCATGTTTTAATAGGTGATGCAAGTGATTCAGATAATTTAAAGAAAGTTAATGTATCTGATTTTTTAGGCGGTGGCGGTTCAACTGTTTCTGTTCAATATTTTAATACTGGTAACAGTAATGTAAATGACTCAACTACTTACTACATTGGTAACATGACGGTGACGAGTTCGGGCGTAACTTCTTTTGCTAGAATACCAATACCAGCTGGCACACTTTTAAGTGTTCATGTCAATACGTGGGTAACAAGTACAACGGCGACAGAATTAGCAACTTTAAAATTCATTTCAAATGATGGTTCTGAATCTTTAACATTAGCAACAGACATTGAATTAAACGCAAGAAACACAAATAGAAACTTTACTGGTTTAAGTCATTCAGTTTCACAAGGAAATAGCTACATACAATTAGAAACACCAGTTTATGCTACTAATCCATCAAATCTACAAATAAGAGTTACAGCAATAATTGAAATATGATTTATACTTACAAATACAAACTTCAAGGTGATGGGCTTAATAGTTGGGTTCAAACAATTACAAATGAAGGTGAAGAAACATCTATTGATTTAGTTTATTTTATCACTGTTGACAATTGGAAACTAAAGGCGGTTTTAAGTCTTAACGGATTACTAGAACAAGTTGAAACGGCGTTAAATAGTTTGCCAGAACCAGACAAAACAACAGCGAATTTTGCATGGAATTTTGCCCCGACAATTGATTCAAACAGTAAGACAACTTTACTTGTTCAATCTGTTTTGGGTTTAAGTTTAACTGAAATGATTGATTTATTTATTCAAGCTAAAAATTTTTCAATATAAGATTAAAAAAAACCTATCAAAGTAGGTATTTAGACTTATGGAACAAGCATTTGAAATATTATTAGGGCAGGGTGTACTAGGTGCATTCTTAATTATTGTTATTCTTTACTTTAAATCAAAGGAAAAGAAATTTGATGAACAACTAAAAGAAAAAGACGAAGAAATTAAAGAACTTAACGAGAAGTTGCATGGGTTCGGTATTGATGCGGTAACAGCCGTTAAAGAAATCGCTACCAATTTAAAAGAGTTAATATATGAAATCAAAAGATAAAGCAAGTTCAAGAACGTCTTCTTTGGTAGCTGATGCAATGAAAAAGCAGTTAAAGAACATTGACGATTTATTAAAAGAATTGTCAAACGAAATAAAGAAAACTAAAGAGGTAAAAGTTGAATATGAAGGTAAGTAAGAACTTTGATTTAAAAGAATATACACATCCCGAAATTTATAAGAGGTTTGGCGATCAATCAAAACTTTACATTAACCCTCAATTGTTTGTATTAGTTCAAGCTATTCGTGATAGATGGGGTAAGCCTATAACAATAAACAACTGGCACACTGGCGGTAGATTTATTAATTCGGGTTTAAGAGATTACAAAAACCCATTAGGCAAACTAAACAGAAGCCGACATTATTATGGGCTTTGTGCTGATCTTAAAACAGATGACATTGAAGGACTTCAAAACCATGTAGCAACCAATGCGCAATATTATTATGATTTAGGTTTAAGAGTTATTGAAGACTTTAAATTCACTAAAACTTGGTTGCACGTTTCAGTTGAAAATACTGGATTAGATAAGGTCAGATACATAAAACCTTAATTTTTTATTGTATATTGCCTAAAATTATTTATTATGGCACGAAAACAAACGCACAGAATAAGATGTACTGAAGATGAATTTAATTTGTTTAAGGGAATACAAAAACAAGCAAAAGAGCATAGTTTAAATTTAAAAGATGTTCATTCTGGTTGGGTTAAAAACAAAACAAGTTCTTTATACTTTCAAAATCCAGCATTTAAACAAGGTGATACTGATAAATTTGCGAAAGATTTAGTTAAATCATTAACCGAATATTCACCTAATTACACTAAAATAATTAGAGATAAAATTGAAGACGGTCATTTATTAGTTGTTGATCCGGCAGATATTCACATAGGTAAACTATGCACCAAGTTTGAAACTGGCACTTCATACAACCAACAAAAAGCAGTTCAGAGAGTTTTAAAAGGTGTTGACGGCTTAATATCTAAGTCAAACGGTTTTAATATTGACAAAGTTTTATTTATTGGTGGTAACGATATACTTCACATTGACACACCAAACAGAAAGACAACAAGCGGAACACCACAAGACACAGACGGTATGTGGTATGAAAACTTTCTAACTGCAAAGAAATTGTATGTTGATATTATTGAAAAGTTGTTAAGTGTTGCAGATGTTCATTTTACTTTCAATCCTTCAAACCATGATTACATGAGCGGGTTTATGTTGGCCGAAGTAATTAAAGCGCATTTTAATAATTGTGATAATGTTACTTTTGATTGTGGAATAGCGCACAGAAAGTACTTTAGATATCATAAAAACTTAATCGGAACAACTCACGGAGATGGAGCAAAGCAAACTGATTTAGGTTCTTTAATGAGTGTTGAAGCTAAAAAAGATTGGGCTGATGTAGACTTTAGATACTTCTATACTCATCACGTTCACCACAAAACTGCAAAAGACTTTATAAATGTAACTGTTGAAAGTTTAAGAAGTCCAAGCCCAGCTGATTCATGGCATCATAGAAATGGATATGTTAATCAGCCAGCGGTTGAAGCCTTTATTCACTCTAAAAAAGCTGGTCAAGTTGCACGTTTAACGCATTACTTATGAAACTAAACAACACGCTAAAAAACTTAATTATCTTTTTCTTAGGTATCACAATAGTATTATTAATTGTTTTAAGACCATCTAAAGCCGTTTTAAACGATTATCACCTTACTAAGTATAAAGAATATCAGAGCGAAAAAGATAGCCTCTTAAACGAGATAAAACAACAAGACAAGGAAATTAATAATTTAATAAGAAAATATGAAACGGTTGATTCTATTTATATCACTCTTGATAAACGTGGTTTGCGTGAACGCTCAAGAAACATCTTCAGGTTCAAACTCTGATACACTTTGCTTTACTTTAGACCAAGCAAACTATTTGTTGAAGTCAACAGAAAAACTAATACTTTGTGATTCAATTATTAGAAAACAAAATGAGAAGAATAAGAATTTACAGAAGGTTATTCAAACGCAAGGCGATCAGTTGCAATTGGGCGAATCCCTTATCAATGGCCAGCGAAACGAAATAAAGAGTTTACAGAAACAAAAAAAAGCACTCCAAATAGGTTTGGGTGCTTCTTTTGTTGGGTTATTGGTTTTCGTTATTCTTTAGTAAACCTTTTCATCTTGACTTATTAACGGTCTATAACAATAAACATCTTGTGCAATAGTCATATCATAGCCACAATTATATTCTGGATAATAAGCTATTTGAAAATAACCTATATTTTTCTGGTTTATTAAATCCGCTAAAGACGTGCATGATAATATTGTGTCTTCATCAGATATTATTTCAATGGTTATAAATTTCTCCATTGCTTGCTCAAACTCCCAAAGTTGAGTGCTGTCACCTTTAATAAATCCAACTAAATCAAAATCTTTATCAATGTGATGTTCTAATTCTGGGATGTCTAATAAGTTGTTTACGTCTTTCATGTTGTTCTTTTTTTAATTATTCTATAACATTATAGATAAAATCCATTGCTACGCAACGTACATAATTTTATCATGGTGTTAGAGTGTATTAAAACACACAATAACAACGTGTATAAATAATAAAAATTACTTGCTTTTTAACTTCTTTAGTTCTTTCTGCATTTTATGTAATTCATTATTTGTGTTAGGAGTTGGGTAATCAATCATTTGTATTCTCCAAATCTCTTCCTGTATCTTTTGTTCTAATTCTTTAATTATGTTTTTCATATCCGTAATTTTTAAAAATTCATACACAATGCGTTAGCTTTAATACTAACTATCTGCGTTTAATTCGTACTTTGCCATTTCCAAGCCCTTAACAACCTTGTCCATTACCAGATCTAAATCAGTTCCATTAAACACTTGCCATCCTTCTTTTTTATCAAAGATGGCTTGGTTGTTTTTAAAGTCCTCAGTCAAGCACTTTAGTATTTTCTTCTTAATTAAGTTTCGTTCTTTATTTGTCATATCGTTTTATTTATCCGTACTAAAAGCTAACAAAATGTAAAAAGCATTAAAACGACTTTTTACAAGGGTCGTTATCAATCAGGAATCTG